TGAAGAGTTCGAAATTATGATGAAAATTTCCGAACGCGACCAATTCATGGTTGAAAATCCTCACATTCAACCTATCATTCATGCCCCGGCACTTGTGTCGGGTGTATCAACATCTAACCGAGTACCTGACGGTTTCAAAGAAGTTCTTTCTAAAGTTGCTGAAGCACATCCTAGCAGCACCGTAGCTGAACGTTATGGTAAAAAAACAATCAAAGAAGCGAAGACGGACCAGGTTGTAAAAAAGCATGTTGAACGAGTGACGGGAGTTAAAACATAATATAAGGAGATCGAATGTCTAGAAAAGCAAACACTAGAATAAAAATAGTAGAAGAAGAATTAAAAACAAACACTCTAAAATTAAAATTAGATGAGCTAAAGATATTCGAACCTCTCACAGAAAACCAAAAGAAATTTTTTGATGCATATAAAAGGGGAGACTACTTCGTAGCTCTCCATGGAGTCGCAGGTACAGGAAAAACTTTCTGTGCGATGTACAAAGCACTCGAAGAAGTTTTGGACAAAGGCAATCCATTCAAGAAAATAATTTTAGTTCGATCTGCCGTTCAGTCCCGTGAAATTGGTCATTTGCCTGGTGATGTAACTGAGAAGATGGAAATTTATCAGCAACCATATCAACAGATTTGTGAGACACTTTTCGGAAGAAAAGATGCGTATCAGAGATTGTCTGAGCAAGGCTATGTTGAATTTATCTCCACTTCATTCATTCGAGGTATGAGTTTTGATGATGCGATCATTATTGTTGATGAGATGCAAAATCTAACTTTCGAAGAGATTGATACGGTAATGACACGTGTTGGATATCGATCCAAGATTCTTTGGTGTGGTGATTATAGGCAGACCGACTTAAATAAGAAGAAAAATGATATGAGTGGTATTCTTAAATTCTTCGATATCGCTACACACATGGAAGCCTTTACGAAAATTGAATTTACTCCAGATGATATCGTTAGGTCATCACTAGTCAAAGACTATATTTTGGCTAAGCTTAGATATGAAGATATGGTTGAATGAGTTTTATTTTTGAAAAAATTCCTCAGTTAAATTTTGATCTTCAAGATGAAACTACCGAGAATGGGAGGGTATACATTACACCAGATGGTAATCGGTACCCTTCCATAACCACAATTCTTTCCGCAACATCTTCAAAAGAAGGCTTGATTGCTTGGAGAGAAAGAGTTGGTGAAGAAGAAGCAAACAAAATTGTAGGAAGGTCTTCTCGTAGAGGAACAGAACTGCATAGCATATGTGAAAAATATCTTTTAAATGAGATGTCGCCTCTTAAATTGAAGATGATGATGCCTCATGTGAAAGAGTTGTTTTACAAAATGAAACCTTTTATTGATTCTTCTGTAAATAAAGTACACGCATTAGAACAGCCACTCTATTCCAATCAATACAAAATGGCTGGAAGAACCGATTGTATTTGTGAATGGGATGGAAAAACAACTATTCTGGATTTTAAAAATTCAAGAAAGATAAAGAAAAAAGAGTATATAGAAAATTATTTTGTTCAGTGTACAGCATATTCTTTGATGTTTGAAGAGATAACTAAACAACCTATAGATAATATTGTAGTCTTGATTGGTGTTGAAGAAGGACCTGGTCAAGTATTTGTTGAATCTACTTCATCATATAAAGATATTTTAATGCAAAGATTGGAACTATATTATGATCAATCAAACAGTCTTAAACTCAGCTAACTTTTTTAAGTCTGCTTACTCTTCTGCTTATCCTTTTCCATATATCGTAATAGATAATTTTTTGCATGGTGAGGTTGCAAGAAAAATTGCAACCGAACTTAAATCTTACCAACATTGGTCGCAAGATACAACAGAGACGGTAAAAGACTATCAAGTTAATAAGTTCTATACACCCGATGTTTTTGATCTGGAGACTCTGAAATATCTCCAAAGAGATTGCCCAATTACCAAGTTCACGTTGGACTATCTGAATGATTCGACTACTCTAAAATTTCTTGAGAATCTTACAGGCATACCTGAACTGAGTGGTGATGAAACTTTTTTGGGTGGAGGTGTTCATAAAGTAACGACTGGTGGCAAATTAGGAATACACGCCGATTTTAATATACAATTTAAAAACAATCTTCATCGTAGATTGAACATGTTGATTTATCTCAATGAATATTGGAAAGAAGATTGGGGCGGTAATCTAGAACTTTGGGAAAAAGACATGAGCAAATGTTGTGTTCAGGTTCCTCCACTATTTAATCGAGCAGTAATTTTTAGAATTACTGATGATGCATTTCATGGTCATCCCCATCCTCTAAACACACCAAAAGAGGTTGACAGATTGTCTCTCGCACTGTATTATTATACGAAAGATAGACCGGAGAATGAGAAAGCTCCGTTTCATCCTGTAGTATGGAAAACACCTAGGTGAAAAATGCACACTTTTTATTATTCTAAACAAAAAATATTTCATTCTAAAATTGAAGCTTTAGAGAATGATGGAAATGTATTTTTTTACTATCATGACCAAGAATATGATAAATTAAATTGGAATGTCGAACCTGCTTTAAACATTAAAGAGTTATATAAACTCAATGCTTTACGCATTCGGGAAAAGTATGACAAATTGATACTTTGTTATAGTGGAGGATACGATTCAACTCAAGTATTAGAAACCTTCATTTTTAATAATATAAAGCTGGATAAAATCGTCACCGTAGGAGCATTTAGTCAAGATGCAAATTCGGATTCTGATGAAAATATGAATATAGAGGCTTACAAGAATGCTTTTCCTCTTATAAAGAAATACAATCTTTCGGAAATATATGAAGTTTTCGATTACACAAAACTTTTCGATAATCCTTCAAATTTCATGCTAAATGAATATGGTCACAATTGGATAGATAAGGTTGGTTCATACTTCAGTCTACATCATTTTTTCTGGCACAATTTGGAAGAAATTATAGTGCCAAATTCATGGAGAGATAAGAAAACAGGAATAATTTTCGGGATGGATAAACCATATCTATTTTTCGATTTACCAAATAATAAATTTTATTTTTCTTTTAAGGATTATACGATAAATTCTTATGGAAATAGATTTAGTTCATTATATAGTGATCGATTGTTTTTCTTCTGGGATGTAAATTTTCCTGATATTTTATTGAAGCAATTACATATTATTAAAAATAATTGTTTGGTTTACCATAACTTATCTAAAAAGCCAATTGATGTATGTGTGCATCATATTAATGATTTGATTTCTAATACTGTTTTAACTGAAGATGGTCGTAACGTTTCTTTAGTTTATGATATAAAAAATGCTTTATCTGTAAAGTCACCAAAAAGCAGTAGTTTTTATTTGAGTAGTAGAGATAGATATATTTTGAATAAAAAAGATACAGAAATGTTTAAAATATACTTGGGTGGTATGAAAAATATGAAAAGAAGATTGCAAGGAAAAATTCCAACAGGTAAAAATCTTCCTATAATTTATTCAAAACGATACTATCTTTGAACGATTTTATCATGTTTAAAAACAAAGTTCCAATAGTGTTGTCGCACATCTCCGTATTAGATAACGGCAACTATGTATTGCCAGACTATATCCTAAACAAATATTTTTATGAAGTTCGATTGTTTAGAAAAAACTGCCCACATAGAATGTACCCATTGCACGAACCGGGGGAAATTGTACAAAGCATACACTGCAAACTTCATAATTTTAATTGGGACAAATTTGGAAATCCATTGGACAACGATAAAAATCTTATCTGCGGAAAAGCAGAAGTTGGTGCTTCAAATTTAATTTTAAAAGATTTTGTAGAACCTGATCATAAATGGGTTAGGGATTTGCAGAGCGAAACATCACTTAAATATAGTCATTTTCGCTCCGGTGAAAGTCATGGTAGTTGGCTTTGGTTGATGGATATAGAAGCAGACCTACTTCATTTGTGGAGGGATGGAATTCATCCTTTTCTTTATCAACAAGTGAAATTGGAAGACATCAAATTGGACCAAGGTGACGGATGGATATATCAAGAACATCCAGATGGTTGGTGGCTATATATTTTTCCATATGTTTTTGTAGAATATGGAGCAAAAGGAAAATTGGCTGTCAATAGAGTGTTTCCTAAAAATCATAATACTGAATTCGGATATACATGGATCACACAATTTTTTTATGATGATAACGTGAGTGCAAATGATAAGTTAATTTTCGAAACTATGGAAGATGTGTTTAGACAAGACGTTGAAGCTACTTCAAAACAACGTGTTCCATATTTTCCATTGATGAATACGTCTAATAGATATGAATCTCACTGTGTACACTTTGGTGAGTGGTATAGAAACAATGTTGACAAATCAAAATTGGTTTGATACTAATCTTCGGCAAAGATTTGTTGATAAGTCGGCCGATCTAAAGTTTATAATTAACCCTTATCGGTTTAAGTCAATGTCGTTTGATGAGGCAACGAATTTTACATGCCAACAACTAGGTGACCTGAATAAGAAAATTTTTGTCGCATTCAGTGGTGGTTATGATTCAGAGTATGTTGTAAGAAGTTTACATAAAAATTCTATCAATTTTGTTCCAATAATAGTTAAATGTGGACCCACACATGAACTAGAATATGCATACGAAACATGTAAGGAATTGCGATTGGATCCAACAATATTGGAGATAAGTGAAAAATATTTCTTAGATTTCTTTGAAGAGCACATAATTAATAAATTTGATAGTGTAGGATATAATAGTGTATACAATATGGTCGCTGCGGATTATGTGTCTAAAATTGATAACTCCGTATTAATAAGCGGAAATCATTTTTTAACTGGCGACGGAATCGACTTTATACAAGATGCAGAAATATTTCTTGGCTATGATTGGGATTTTTATGTTGATTATTTCTTGGAAAAGCCAATCAATATAAATTTTTTCACGTATAATATAGAAATGGTTTATTCTGTTATTCCGGATAGTCAAAGTACCGGAATGATTTGGGCTATATTTAAGCATAAAAAATTTAATTTAAAATTGAGAAATAAGATGCGATATAGATATTCAGATGAAACGGAAAACAGAATACAAGAATTATTAAAAATAATAAAATATCCGAACAAAAAAATAAAAGTGGCATTGTCAAGAAAACAATTCTTCGATTTTTTCGAAAAGTATAAGGAGATTTAAATGGCAAAAGTTCTTATGACTTGGACAAGAGATGATACATCAAAAGACTGGGTTATACCTAATAAAGAAACGATAGACAAAGGTATTTTTAGTAAAGAAGAAATTGATGTTATTGTTAATACTAGAAATGCGTATTCATATCTTCCTGGATATGTTACGTCATCTACTGATTTTATAGACGATTATTCATACACATTTACATTAGAATTTGATACACAAGAAGCAGCAGCAAGCGCATATGATATCATTAAAAATCCTGCAATAAATTCTCTAATTTACATCAGACAACAGTTTATGAAGTTAAAAAGAAATAAATTAGGCTTAAATTATGATTTTTATGTGGAATTAAAATGAAACGTTTGTTATTATCTTTGTTAATATTTTTCTCTTCAATATGTTCGGCTAAGCAGCCGACCGTTTTAATTCTGCCAGTGGGTCCCGGTGGACTTGTTCACAAATATGCTCTGGAGATGCAGTCATTTTTTAATGAATTTTTTGGAAATGTGATAATAGAGTTTAAGCCAGGAGCCCAAGGTTCTATTGGTGCTTCTGCTCTTTCTGAGAATAAAACAGAAAAGATTACTTTAATGATGGGACCAGTTCAAAATTGGTCAACCAATCCTTTGCGCGATTTGACTCCAGTTGCTTATATGGGAACTATACCTGGAATTATTTTCGTAAACTCTAAAAGTAATTATCGTAGCCTTAAAGAAGTATTGGAAAAATCTCAGACTGATGTAATCAGCTATGGATTCGCGGGAAGTAGTAGTAATGGAAAATTGATTCATATCATCACTGATACATATTCAAATTCTAAAAATTTTATAGGAATACCATATAAGAGCGGAACTGCTGTGACAAACGATGTCATAGGAAGGCACATAGTATTGGGAGTTAGTATACCAAATAATATACACCAATACGTAAAAAATAATACATTAATCCCCTTAGCAATATTTGGTCCTTCCAAATCGAGTTACTTGCCAGATGTTCCCACTCTGAAAGATTTAAATTTGTCGGTTGAAAATGAATTTAAGTTGTACAATAACATCTTCTTGTTTGCAAATAAGAATGCTAATAAAGAACAAGTTGATAAACTTAGAGTGTATCTGAAAAAATATTTCGAAAGTGAAACATCTATAAATGTTAGGAAAACTATGGATATTCACTTTGGGACACATTCAATAACATCTCCTGAAAAACTTATAAATGACATTATCTCTGAATAACGATTTTGGATATTACTCAGTTGGTGGAAAAATATTCTTTTCTAAAAATTTAGCATACAACGAAGCTTTGCTTAAAAATGCTAGAGTTGAGTATAAATTTAATGAACATGTTTTTGATAGATATGATTGGACGCGAGAGCCGGAACCTGAAGTTTCTATAGAGGAGTTTTATAGAAGAAGAGCACAGCAAATAAGAGATGAATATGATTATGTCATCCTTCAATATAGTGGAGGACCAGATAGCACAAATATTTTACAAACTTTTTTGAGAAATCAAATAAAGTTAGATGAAATCATAAATTTCAACACTTACAATTCTACATCTGTTGTGCAAGGAACAATCCATAACGCCGATTACGTCTATAATGTTAAACCTATTTTAGAAAGACTTTTAAAAGAAAACATGGAAACTAAGGTAACGATTGTAGATGAAATAGAAATTACTAAAAAAATATGGGATGATTTATATTCTAAAGACTATTATGAGTTATTGTTTTCATCTGGTACATTTCCATCATTCTGGATGATGAGAGGAATATGGGTTAAATATATTCCTCATATATTCGATATGATATCATCCGGCAAAAAAGTGGGTGTGGTTATGGGTGTCGATAAACCTTTGCTTAAATTAAACGATAAAAAATATTATACAGTATTCAATGATATTATGGCATGCGACATAACAACAAGTATGCATAATTGTATCGAGTTAAATCCAACGAATATAATAGAATTTTTTTATCAAACTCCAAAGTTCCCCGAATTAATCATAAAGCAAATTCACCTTCTCAAAAAAACAGTGGAAAAATATGAGAAACAAAATGATGTGTCACTCTTCGAAAATTCAAATAAGTTAGATAATACAGAATTCAGAAATTCTTTTACCTGTGAATCTAAATTACATTTGAGAAAAAATTTGAGATATGATCTATATCACAAAACAATATATCCACATTGGTCTCCAAATATAGTAACCCCCAAACTACGTCTTAATGGTAAAAAAAATATTGATTGTTGGTGGGTCGATAAGTTGGATGACAAGTATGTTAAAATATGGAATAATGGTGCTTTAAAATATATACAAAATTTTTCTAGTTTGATTAAGACAACTTCTTACAATTTTAATCAACAAAAAAGATTCGAATTTTCTACTTTACCTTTATTGCATAGTAAAAAATATTTTGTAGAGTAAAGATTGCCTCACCTTAAATCTTTATTGCTATATAATACCACATGATCGTATGAAGTTGACTGAAAAGTGTCTCGGACGGCGGTTCGATTCCGCCCAGGTCCACCAGAAGTGCATATCGACTGGTATCGGCAGTAGCCAAAAGGTCTTTGTGTGCTTCTGATGGGCCTGACCTGGTTTCGACGGGGCAATAAGTAGGAAGATGGACGGTTCGACACAGAGAGTCGCTAAAAGTAAATCGAAGTAAACGCAAACGAAGAACGTTTCGCATTGGCTGCCTAAACACAGCCTAGGGTTTCGGTGGGTTTCCTCGTAACAGAATAACCCACCATTCAAAGGAGATCATTGATGCATTTTATGAAACTTGTTTTCATAGGCATTCTTGGATACTTTTTCGTGCAACACTTTCATATACTAGTCGATCAAAAATTTGAAGAGGTTAAAGAAAGTAAACATCCGCCATATGTCACAATGGCTCAACGCGAAAAAGAACTTGACTGTCTAACGAAAAACATATATTATGAAGCAGGAACAGAACCTTTTGAAGGCAAAGTAGCTGTTGCTCAAGTAACCATCAATAGAACTAAATCAGGTAAATTTCCAAAAGATATTTGTGCAGTTGTATATGAACGAAATTTAGTGTATAATAATTTAATCTGTCAGTTTAGTTGGTACTGTGATTCAAAAGCGAAAGTGAGGCCCATCCATGCAGCAACCTATAAAGAATCCGAGGCTGTGGCTAAAAAGGTACTTCTCGAAGGATTCAAACTTGACATTATCAAAGAGGACACATTATACTATCATGCAGACTACATCAACCCAGGATGGAAAAGACAAAGAGTTGCCAAAATTGGAAAACACATCTTCTACAAAGGCTGATTGGCAAGAAAGACTTTTAACCTTTCGAGAAGGAATCAAACATTTTTTTGAACATAAGCTGAAGCCTAGTACAGCAGAATCGATTGGTTGGCTCGGTATTGTTCTACTTCATGCCTCGCTTATTCCAACATTTCTTGCTATAATGGCTGGCATAACAGACAAAACTCCTCCTATCGATCTTGTTTTGTTTATGTGGGGAGCTTTAGTCATGGGATTTATTCGTGCTGCTATTTTGAAAGACACAATAAATGTTCTTACAATTGGTGCAGGTTTTATTGTTAATTCAGTTTTTCTTGCTTTGATTCTATTTAAATGAGCCCATTTGAGCAAATTTTAGCCGAACTCAGAGCAGGAACAATTTCTAAACCAACTGTTAGACCTAGAAGGTGGAAATTGTCGGGTCGCAGAAAAAAAAGAGTATTGAAAAGATTTGTTTGGGATTCTTATGACTTTCCGGCTCCCATTTTGAGGAATAATATGGAAGATAATAGTATTTTTGTTGGTGCATCAGACTTTTCTGATTATGTTTTTAGTAAGATGATGAAGGAGCGTTATGACTCCGATTTGTCTACCATCAATGAAGAATTGAAGTTGCATGGTAATCGCAAAGTCTGGAACGAATATATGATGCAAGCATACATCGATTGTAAAATTCTTCAGATGAATGATACTTCAGGTATTATTCTGTTGGACAATTTGAACTTCATTCGATATGATGCATCATCGAATTCTATTGAAGTAAAAATTTATGGAGATGAAAAATTTGTTCAAGAAGAGACTGACGTTCTTCTAAACGAATTTGAGGAAGTGACATCATATATTGAATGGATTTATTCTCAGAATGGTGATAGCGTTAATGTTCCTCTAAACACTAATTTGCTTCCTTGTGATGAGATGTATCCTTTTCTAGGTACACCTCTAGCAGATTACTATGATTCTTTCATGAAGTCCAACTCAAATGTTCTTCTTTTGATTGGACCTCCAGGAACAGGCAAGACAACTTTCATTCGAGGTCTTCTCTCACATACTGGATCATCAGCAATGGTGACATATGATGCTTCGATTCTGGAGAAAGATTTCGTATTCGCAAACTTCATTGAGCAGAATGTAAATCTACTTGTTCTTGAAGATTCGGATAATTTTTTGAAAGCAAGAAGTGAAGGTAATACAATGATGCATCGATTTCTGAATGTTGGTGATGGTCTAGTCACAACAAAGGGAAAGAAGTTGATTTTTTCAACAAATCTTCCTTCCGTTCGTGATGTTGATGAAGCACTGATTCGACCAGGTCGTTGTTTTGATATTCTGAAATTCGAAAAGTTGGATGACAACCAAGCTAAGGCTTTGGCTGAAAAACAAGGTTTTAGTTTGAATGAAAAGAAAGATTCTTGGACTCTCGCTGAAATTTTTGGTGACAAATCTAAGAATGAGTTAAAAACTAACCACAAAGTCGGTGGTAAAATCGGTTTCTTTTAAGGAGATATATTATGGCAGTGAAACAATTTAGTATCAATCAAATTTCTGCTGAGGCGGATCGCAAGAAACTTCTCGATGCAATTCGCGAATGTTCTAATTCAATGACAAGAATCGAAGCAGAGAAGGATCTTATCAAAGAAGCGGTAAAGACTGTATGTGAAGATTTGAAACTTCCAAAACGACTTGTAAATCGTTTGGTTAAAGTGTATCATAAACAGAACTATGATGAAGAAGTTGCAACACACGAACAATTTGAACAACTCTATGAAACGATTGTAAAGTAATATGCCTACAAAAGAAGAGATGCACAAGTTCTATGAAGAAATAGAAAATATTGTTTCTGGAACTGATTACAACTATATGGAAGCAATCATAGAATATTGTAATCGAACAGGAATGGAAGTAGAAGTTGCATCAACCCTTGTCAATAAAGATTTGAAGGCTAAAATCGAAATTGATGCACAAGCATTGAATTTACTTCCGAAAACTAGACGTTTACCAATATGACAGGCTATGAAGCGTTCAGCATTTACCATGTCTTGAAATTACATTTCACAACGAATTATGATTATTTCAA